TATCTCTTTGACATGTTTCCAAAGTTCAGACAGCTTTTCCTTGATCTTGTCCCAGTTCTTATACAGCAGGATTCCTACTGCAATCGCCGCTCCAATCGCAATGATGATAAGACCAATCGGTGATGTAAGAAATGTAAATGCTGCGCCAAGAGCCGTGGTTGCCCCGGTAGCTACGGTACACACACCAGACCAGAGGGTGGTTGCTGCGCTCATGATACCTTCCGCTACGGATCCGGCAATCAGTAGGCCATTTGCAATTCCCATAGTTGCATTCAGGGCAATCTGACCGGCATTCGCCGCAATGATCAATCCAGTAATCGTTCCTGCTGCCACTGCCAATAATTCCAACGCAGTCTTATTTTCGCTGCACCACTGCTTCATGTCCTTGAATCCCTGAATGATATTTTCGATAAAATTACTCAGGACATTGATACTATCTGCAACCAATTCAATTGCACCAACAACCAGATCTAATGCTGTATCCAATAGATTTGATGCATCCTCCGCTGCCTTGCCGCTGGATACATATTCATCTATTTTCTCTTTGATCGGTGCGAGAGCTGTGACCAGATGATCAAATGCATCCTTTATCTTGTCAACGGCCGGCTGGAGGTGTTCCTTTAATTTTCCGAATCCTTCCACTGCCCGGTCAATAAAATCCATAAGCTTCGGTGTCGCCGTTTCTGACAGCCAGGATGCTGCACTCCGGATTGCATTTCCAAGAGGTTCCTCAAATTTCTCTCCCAGATTGATTTTGAACCCTTCCCATGCAGATGACATACTTCTGATGGCTCCGCCAAGACCAGCCTCCATATTGGAAGCCATATCATTGGCCGCTCCGGTACAGTTATTCAGCTTTTCCTGAAGATCTGTATATGCTCCGGATCCCTGATTTAAAATGGCAAGTAAGCCTTTCTGTGCTTCCGCACCGGCCACCGTTGATGCGAGAGCGGATTTCTGTTCCACATCCATGCCCTCTGTCGCATCACACAGATCTTTGATGACATCTCCCAGGCTACGGGCTGTACCGTCCTGGTTGTAAAATTCAACTCCCAGTGCTTTAATTGCATCTCGTGCACCACTGGTATTGGTTCCCAGTCGAGTAATGATACTGGATAACGAAGTACCTGCCATGGAGCCTTTTACTCCGGCATTTGCCATCGTTCCCAAGGCAGCCGATACATCTTCCAGAGAATACTTATAGGTACCTGCCAGTGAAGAAACATAGGTAAATGCTTCTCCCAGATCACCGACTGTGGTATTTGACTTTGCCTGGACCGTAGCCAGTACATCCGCATATCGACTTGCATCCGATGCGCTGTCTCCAAATCCCGTCATGGAATCGGTCAGAATATCTGTAACCGTAGCCAGATCTTCACCGGATGCAGATGCCAGAGAAAGCATTCCGGATGTCGATTCCAGAATTTCATTTGTATCAAAACCTGCCAAAGCCATGTAACCCATTGCATCTGAAACATCTTTAGCCGTCCAAGCCGTTGTGGAGCCATAATTTAAGGCTGCATCAGACAACTTCTGGTACTCATCCTGCGTTGCCCCAGACAGGGACTGTACTTTCAGCATGCCATCTTCAAAAGAGGCTGTGGTATCCACTACGGATTTTCCAAAGGAAACCAACTTATCTACTGCAAAGTAGGTAGTGATCGCAGCACCAATCTTTTTAAAAGCACTGCTCATTCTGGATTCGGATTTCTCAGCTCTCCCTGTCGTATCATCAATCGCCTTATTTGCATCGCCGTTATTTATGGCAATCGTTCCAAAAAGTTTAAATAATTCCAACTATTTCTCACCTTCTTTCCATGTTCAGAATTATGGTTCCAATACAAATCCATCCAGAATACTGTTTGAATCCTCGATGATCTGCACAATCTCCTCCTTCTCCAATGTCGGTGTCTGCGCTGGCCTTGCTTCTCTGTCGCAGGCTGCAATATACTCTTCAAAGGACATATCCCATACCTTATGCAGATAATATTCCCACCGGATGTCCTGCACCTTTTCTTCTGCAATGCTCTGCATGATCGTTTCCAAAAAACCATGAAGCTGCTGCAATCGAATAAAATCATCTAAAATCAAATATGGATCTGCATATCTTTGAGACAGCAAATCCATATATTTGATGTATCCTATCGATTGAACAATTTCATGACACGTTTGAAAAAATCTTTGAAATCCTCGTTTGTGGCCACATCCAGAATGATCTCGCCATAGTCTGCCAGCGATAATGCCCGTACCTGCGGCACACTCAATCCGGTCAGAGAAGCGATGAATTTCTGAATATCAGCTTCTGCTGCCGGGATATTGGAAATCACAATACCGGCAATGTCAAATACTACACTGAAACCAATGGATTCCAGTTTTGCATCCTTTGCCTCCTTGGAATCTTCTGTTTCTTCAGCTCCATCCGCATCTGCTTTCATGCTTTCTTTGATCTGGTCGACATTGAAACACTCTTTGAACTGTCTCACACCGATTTCAGAAATGATTTTGCACACCATTCCCAGGTCAGAAGCTGCCAACGGTCTCAACTCATACTTCTTTTCAGTTTCATCAACTGTTGATTCAACTGTTTCTACAACTGTTTCACTCATTGTTCAACTACCTCCTACGCTTTTACCGCTTTCTGTGTTCCCTGTGTGGCCTGTGTTGCAGATGCATTCGGCACATAGATATGATACGGAAGCTTATTTGTGCTGCCGCCAGCTACCAGATCAGCCACACACTGGAAGGTTGCCGGGATCACAGACGCTTCCTTGTCTTTGTTGTCTGATTCAAGACCATCTGTACAGATTGCATAATCAAAGACGATAATGATCGGGCTGCCGTTTGTCTTAAATCCTACAAAGGCAAAGTTTTCGATATAATCAGAATCCTCAATCAGTGCCTTGGATTCGATCACATCAAATCTGGCGTCTTCCGATGTTCCAGTCTGTCCGATCACCGTGGACTGCAGGAACTCTTTCGTGATCTCCACCATATTTGTTTCAATCTGTGCTGTCTCACCGATCTTCTGAACCAGTCCTTTTGCTTTGACTGTAACACCATCAACAGGGATATCCGTTGTCTCCGGTTTGATTGTCAGCTTATTGCCACCGGAAGTCGCACCAAGGATCGTTCCTTTCCATTTGTTCTGCGCTTTTTCATAGGTAAAATTCTTATACAAAGTACCTGCACCAAGCATGATGTTCTGCGGTGTGGTCTCTGATACACCTGATACTGCAAATTCAGTCCAATCTGCTGCCATATTTACTCTGTCCTCCATTCTTTCACTGTTAAATTAATCTGTATCCGTTTCAGGAATCCATCCACCGTTGCAATCGGGAATGCATTTCCATAAAAAACAGCAATCCCTGATCCATCCCCAAGAATTGCCCTTCTGCCCTGTATGCCAGGGAATAACTTTTTGATTTTGTTCTTTTGCGCTTCCAGTTCATCCCATTCTTTTCCCGTGCCGGTCAGAATAAACTGCGTTTCCTGCTGTCCGTCTTCGTTAAATGACTCAACCTCGTTATATTCACCTACCCAGTATGCAGAAATGGAATCAATGGATGATGTATATTCCATAAATTCATATGGAATCTGTGCTGATGCCATTGCATCATTTATAAATTTTAATCCTGCATTTGTCATTATCCCATTCCTTTCAGCATTGCTTCCAGCAGCTTCTTCAATTTCACTTTCGACGAATTGAAAGCCTTATTCAGTGCCCTGGTTGGCTTTTTACCGGTTGTGGTATGCCAATTTCCAGAACGGTCTTTATATTTCCATTCTGTCTTTCTGCCATCACCATTCAATGCATACTGGCCGGTTCCAAACTCTTCCCAGATCGCATTTTCCTGCGGGCTGCCGACCATTGCCTCACCGTTTGCTTCATCCACCTTATAGGTCCAGGAACCTTTTGTCTGTCCCGTGTCAACTCTGGTATTCCGCTTTACCTGCGCTTCCAGTTCACCGGATGCTTCGTACAGCCACTGGATAGTGGCATGATTTAACGCAGCCTTTACTTTGATGGAATTATCTTCAAATTTCACTGACATTACTGACCACCTCTGTACTGCAGATAGATTTCAAGCTGCCGGTGTAACCCCATCGGATCATCGATCAGCATGACATCATATGCACTGCCATTTACCAGCAACCGGCTGTTCTCCGCCTTGATCGACACATCAACCGGCTTCCAGTCACAGATAAAAATATGAGATGATTCCTGCACCTTGGCATTGTAGGTGGTGTATTTGCTGTCACCGGAAGAAAGATCCAGAAATCCGGAAAGTTCCAAAACCGTTGACCAGCGTTTCACTCCGGCACCAATTTCAGTTTTCTCAGATGTACTGATCTGCAGCTGTGCGATTGTATTTCCACCTATCATCCTTCCACCACCTTTCAGAATCGTGCTTTCTTGTAAGGCTTTAAAAAGCCTACCAGGGACTTTGGATATCCGACGGTAGAATTGTCACCATCCATGTTGAAATACGTCACAGCGTGCCGTGAGATTGTTTCAGACTGTATTCCGACCTTATCACGGTTCTCAAGATCCCATTTCAACATATTCGCAGCTCCCATTTTTACATCCATCGGGTACACTACTTTTGTCACCATGCAATGTTCTTCATCCATAAGCTCCATATTATTTGAAAAGAGATACAGCCCATTATTCAGTTTTGATTCTGAAATCTGAACTGTATCCCCTTTTTTGATATATGGATATGCTTTGGTGAATACTCCATCTGCTATCCCAGTATAAAAGCGCCTATTCCTATCCTGAAAATTATTATTCGTATATTTCCGGATCAGAAGCTCCACTGCCTGTAATTTTCCTTTCAGGGCACCATCATCCATATTTTCTGCCGTTGGAACGTATATCCGGAATTCTTCCACTGACATAATCATCGGAGCTCACCTCTTTCTGATCAGGCTTTAACCTTTAAAATTACGACCTTCTCATCATTGGTTAATGCCGGCATTCCATAAGCGGTGCAGACAATATCGTCAGCAACACCCGGTTCGCGGTCATGCTCCACAAGGTTTCCACGCTTCAGGAAGTAAGTAATTGCCGGCATATCATCCTCTGTCTCGGCATCATTGTTCAGTTTGATGATCGGATTGAAAAATGCTTCTGTAGTCACCTTTGTTACCTTGTCACCAACTTTCGCAAACGGAAGGGATTTGATAACATCTGAGAGATTGAACTTAGTACTGCCGTCTCCGCCGCTTTCTACAACCTCTTTACCGGCACTGTCGATCTTGTACCATTCTTTATAGCTTTCCACTTTGTTGGATACTACAACATCACAGCCTGCGATTCTGCCGATAGAACCGTTTACCATCACACCAGACTCGTATTTATCTGCGGAAATGAAATCCGGATCTTTTCGAAGCTGCGTCTTCTGTTTGGAGTGGATCAAAATTACTTTTTTGCTGTCCTCTTCCTCGCCGAACTTATCCACACCATCAACGATTGCGGTATATTTGATCACTGCAGATGTATCATCTACGATATTCGGAGACTCATACATGACTTTTACACGATCATT